TAAGTGAAAATAACTGTGTACATTTGCCTAAAAGCATGGTATAATAGTACTATAAAATAAACCTAACGGAGAATATATTATGTCTAAAATGATTAGTGTTAATAGTTTAGAAAAGATGATTAAAGATGATCCTAAAAAGATTGGAATGTTACTAAAAACTTTACCTTATAAAATTAAAGAGGAAAGCAAACGTGATGATCCTAGTATGTCAATAATGAAGGCTCTTACTAGTCGACTCGTAATGGTTACACGATTAGCAACTACAAGTCCTGTTGCAATCCCTTATTATAAGTTTCACAATTAATGGTTACACTTTTACAGGAGAGAATATAATGGGAATACATATTGGAAAGCACGAAAGATCAACGTCATGGATTGGTAGGTTTGATCCTAAAGATCCAAGAGATATGGCTGAATTTGCAATAGTCAAGCAAATTGTAAAAGCTTGTAATTCTAAAAATCAAAAGTTTAGAGTAGAGAAAAAAGGTAGGAAACCAACTAACGGTTTTAATTACTTTGGCGATCCTAAAGGTGGTATGAAGAACGCTACTTTATGGGATGTGTATGTTTATAAAAGAACATACGATTATTATAATCAAAGGAGAATTGGATAATGATTATTGTTGACTACAGCGGTATTGCACTGGCTAGTATTATTATTAATAAAACTAATGACGAAAGTATGATTCGTCATATGATACTAAATTCACTTAGAATGTATCATAAAAGATATAAAGGTGTGTATGGCGAAATGGTTCTTGCAGTCGATGCTACAAACAATTGGCGTAAGAAAGTATTTCCACAGTACAAAGCTAGCCGTAAGAAAAACAGGCAAGAGTCTACATTCGATTGGAATGAAGCATTTCGTTTACTTACTTTAGTAAGAGAAGAAATTGCAGAAAACTTTCCTTATAAGGTTATTAGAATAGATACGTGCGAAGCAGACGATATCATTGGTGCTCTTGTAATGAAAAAATCTAAAGTCGAATTTAATCCAGAAAAAATTATGATTGTTTCTTCAGATAGAGATTTCTTACAATTACAGAAATTTCCTAATGTAAAGCAGTTCTCGCCTCTTCTTAAGAAAGAACTTAAAGAAGATAATGCTAGATATTATTTACTTAATCATATTATACGTGGTGATAAAAGCGATGGTGTACCAAATATTTTATCTAATGATGATACGTTTGTAGAAGGTTTTAGACAAACACCTATGACACAAAAGAAAGTAGATAGTATCATTGAAGACTTAGAAGAAGGTGAATTATTATACGCTGCTTCTTGGTATCGCAATTATCTTAGAAATGAACAATTGATTGCCCTTACTGAAACACCACAAAACTTATATAATGAAATTATAAATACATATGAAAATCAAGATCCTTGGTCTAATAAAGGTAAAGTATTACCTTATTTAATTGCTAAGCGTTGTAATAATTTAATATCAAGTGTACAGGAGTTTATTTAATGAAACAATATGTTTATGAAGTTTTAGAAGAAATGGCTAAACAAAGAAGTCGGGATGATAAAGTGCGTGTTTTAAAAGAAAATGAAACATATGCTTTAAAAGATATTATAAGAGGCTCCATGGATGACACCATTGAATGGAATATGCCAGCTGGAGATCCTCCATATACTGCATGTGCAGCTCATAATCATCCTACTACTTTAACAAAACAAAACGGTACTTTTAGATTTTTTGTCAAAGGCGGTCAAGGCGACAAAATGGCAAAATTTAAAAGAGAACAACTCTTTATAGGAATACTTGAAGGCGTACATCCTGAAGATGCCAAACTCGTTGTTAACATGATAAACAAAAGAAAAATACCAGGAATTTCAAGACCAGTAGTAGAAGAAGCTTTTCCTAAACTATTGCCGAAAGCTTAATTTGAAATCAATTGAAAAAACAACTGTGTACAAACTGCAAAAAACATGGTATAATTAATATATTATTTAAGAAGGTGAAAGTATGAATATTTTTGTGTTACACAAAGACCCAGCAAAAGCTGCTATAATGATGTGTGATAAACACATACCTAAAATGATTATCGAAGCAGCGCAAATGCTATGTACATCTCATAGGTTACTTGACGGTTCACCTGAAAGACGCAGGTCTAAGTCTGGTAAAACTATGCAGCAATATTATACATTTGGTGATAGCCGTGATGATGTATACTACGCAGCAGTTCACAAATATCATCCATGTACTGTGTGGACTATGAAAAGCTTAGAAAACTACATATGGCATTATGAACATTTTGTAGCACTTTCTCAAGAATTCGAATTTCGTAGAAATAAAAAACATGCAACATACGAAAAACTAGGTGATGTGCTCGCTACTCCACCTATAAATATACCAGATGTTGGTCTTACTGAATTTGCGCAGGCAATGTCTCAATATCCGGATTGTATTGTTAAAGGTAATGCAGTACAAGCATACAGAAATTATTACCACACAGCAAAACCATTTGCCAAATGGGACTGGGGAAGATCAGCTCCTGATTGGTGGGAAGGATATCAAGGTGCCGACTTACACAGTTAAGCCTTTAGAAGAAGGTGATGAATACGATATATTTATTAAGTCAGATGAATTACAAGATTATTTGACTAAACATAATTGTATAAAAGTAATGAAATTTCCAGGAATTGTTTCTGGTCAAGGTAGTTTATTGTCAAAAACTGATAATGGATGGAAAGATAACCTTCGTAGAATTAAAGCAGGTTCTGGTAGAGGTAACACTATAAAGGTATAGGAGTGTAGTAATGAATACATTTTTCATAGTAGTAACGTTTGTATTAGCATCAACTCAAGAAATTGATAGACCTTTGTTTGTGTTTGCTAAACCTACTTTTGAAAGCAATATTGATTGTTATGAATACGTACAAAAAAACAATATGAATATATATAGAACAGCAGCTAATCGCTACAATTTTGAGCATAAGCCTGAAGCTATATTTTGTGTTAACGAAGAAGCAATAAAGGAAATATTTAAATATAATGCACCAACAATTGAAAAGAAAAGTATTTGAACATGAACCAGTTGATATCGGTTATAAAGATTTGGACGCTACAACTACAGAATCAGGCAGAACTTATGCTATTCCTGATGGTAAGTCTTATCCTAGTATTACAACAGTTCTAAGTATTCTAAGTGAAGATGCTATAAGAGCTTGGCGTGCAAGAGTAGGTGAAGAACAAGCTAATATGATTAGTGGTAAAGCTTCAAGACGCGGTACTAACGTTCACAACGCATTAGAGAAGTATTTAAGTAATGAAGATACAACAAAAGAATTACCACACATCAGGCAAAGCCTTGAAAATCTCAAACCTGTCCTTGATGATAATATTGGAAAAATATATGGTCTCGAGGTGCCGCTTTTTAGTCACCATTTGAAACTTGCAGGTCGATGCGACGTTATTGCAGAATTCAATGGAGTACCCTCAATAATTGATTTTAAAACTTCTAAATATATAAAGAAGAAAGAAAGAATCACAAACTATTTCGCACAAGGTGCAGCATATGCTATCATGTGGGAAGAAAGAACGGGAATGTCAATACCTAATATTGTAATTGTAATGGATGTTGATCATGAAAAACCGTGTGTGTTCGTAGAACATAGAGATAACTGGACTAAATTATTAGAGGATACAATTGATGAATATAGAAAACGAAAAATGTTTGGACACTGATATGCCGTTGGGATTAACACGTGTTGTTCAATTAAGGTATGAGTTTGAAGAACTTACTAGAAGTTATAATATGGATGTATCTGGTTCAGATATAAATACTATAGAATGGTTTATTGAAAATGGCTATAAGTCAAATTCACTTCGTAATGGATTTAGTGATGCACTAGCAACAGCGAAGATAATAAAGGAGTTCTACAATGGCGGCACAAAAACAACTGGAACCAGGGAGTAAGTACGAAGGTTTCGACAAAGATGGCGATGGAATAGTAACAGACGAAGAATTTGAAATGGAACAAAAATTAGTAATGTTAGAGAATGAAGATAAAAAACAAGACGCTCAAAGAAACATGGCATGGTTTGCTTTAGGTGGAATGCTACTTTATCCTGCATTTGTTATTATTGCTACGTTATTTGGATTAGATAAAGCTGCTAAAATCTTAGGAGATATGGCAGCAGTTTACTTTGTATCTGTTGCTGCAATCGTTGCAGCATTCTATGGTAAAGAAGCATTGGCAAATAAAGTAAAAAAATAAAATAAGGATTTTGTTATGAAAAGACTAATATATCAAGTTTATACTGGTAAAAAATCGAAGTTGTATGACCACTGTACAGCTTCGGTTAAAGCATATGCTGAAAGAATTAACAGCGAAGAAAGTCCTAAAAATGGTGTAGAGTACATAGTACAAACACAGCCTATAATGAAAATCAAACCTGATATCTTTGCTACAAATAGAAGCAAAGAGTCATATGAAAAATATGGTGGATTTCTTCCCATCTATGAAAAAGAAAATGCATTTGATTTTTGGAATAAATATGATCAAATAGCAATCATAGATGCTGACATATGGATAAGGCCAGACTCACCTAATATCTTTAATGAACTAAAACCTGAAACTGATTTTGCTGGTGTTGTAGAAAGATCTGCACCTATTTTACCTTGGTATCAACAAAAGTTAAGTGGATATACAAGAATGCAATATGGTTCTTTAGATGATGTTGACTGGAAATGGAATAATTCTGGTGGACATTTTTATAATATGGGTCTTATGTTATTAGATAGAAATATAGCGAAGTATTTAAAAGGACAAACTGGAAAACAGTTCATAGAAAGATCTGAATTTAAAAGATTTGTAGATGGTCTAGGCGCATGGAAATGGAGCACTGACCAAACTCTTTTAAACTATTGGGTTAAAAAAGAAAATATGATACAAAAAGAATTAAGTTGGAAATGGAATGCTTTATTTACAGCAATACCAGATGAAAAAGTTAAAGAAGCTTATTTTGTCCATTTCTTTCTTAAAGATAAATTACCAAACGGTGGTGAAAACGTTGATCAATTAATGGAGATTGTACAATGAAATGGTTATATTTTATATTAACATATATGTTAGTATGCATTACTGCTGCTGTAGCAGGTGAATGGAACGAAAAACCAGTTATGTGCGAACAAAAAGAAATAGCACTTGAAATAGTAAAAGCTAAAGGTGAACTACCTTTAATTACAGCAGTGCAAAGCGTAAAGGTTAGAGAAGAGCAAGGCCTTGCAGCTACACCAGTTCATACACCTTTGCAAATATTTGTAAACTTTAAAACTAAAACATTTAGTATATTAGAATTTCATCCACATATAAACTCAATATGCGTTATTGGATATGGTGATGATTGGAAAACTTTAGGAAACCCAAGTTAATGAAAATTGAAATTGAAATAAGTATGGCTGAATACATAGATAAGTATTCAATACTATTAATAAAACAAGACCACGAACTCGATGTTTCAAAAGAGTTAGAGCAATATGAAAGTCTGGATTTAGAATATCCAGGATTTGATTATTACTTAGGAATTATGTTAGCAATCAATGAGCAGTTGTGGGACTTAGAAGACGTTAAAAGAAAAGGTGTAGAAAGATTCAGTAAAGAAGAATCTGATACTGCATTTCTTATTACACAAATAAATGATTTAAGACACGAAACAAAGAAACGCATTGACATATATTTTGGAAGTGAAATTACTGAAAAGAAAAGTCATTGAAACATATAGCATTAAGATCTAAAAGTGTAAGAAGCGGTGATAGACCATACACAACTCCAGGACTTGGTGATAGATCTCATAGTATTTTATGTGCATACCAATATAGTAAAGCTCACAATTCGCCTGTAACACTTCATTTAACTGATGATAAATGGAGCATTGCTGGTGGAGTTCCTTCTGATAAAAAAAAGAACTCATGGGTAGAATTACTTGGATTGCTACCATCTGGCACAGTTTATGTTGAGCCGCATCCAGTTGAAAATCTATCAGAAGTTGATTGGATAAGATATTTAAAATCAAAAGGAATAGATGGATACATTTATCATTACGCTGATACTATTCATATGCATGCTAATGAAACACGTGTTGGCATAGAAATGTCACAATACTTAAAAACCTTACCACAATTAGAACCATCTGTTTCTAGCGGTTGGTTACCAGATGAGTTTATTACTGTGCAATGGGATTCAACTGATGAACGAAGAACTTTACCAGAAAATGTAAGAAATGAAATACATAGTAAATATGGATGTCCAGCATTGTATGTAGGTGGAGAAGGTAAAGGTTGGCTAAAAAATTCATTACCTCATATTGGTTTAGCTATGTCTAAAGCTAAATACCATGTAGGCAGTGATTCTGGTATGATGCACATTGCGCAATTATACAAGAAATATGAAGACATACATATATATGATGCACCAGGTTCGTATAGATCTCATCATCTAGTGCGAGCTATTAGTAACGGATCTAAACACACGAAAGTTTAATATTATGATGGCAACACACACAAATAAAGACTCACCTGCTATAATGCATCTTATAAAAGAAGGTACTATAGGTGCTGAAATTGGTATTTGGATGGGTAACACTTCAACACAATTTCTTAAGAAAGGTCTTAAAAAGTTTTATATGGTTGACGCATATTCAATAGAACCGTATACAAATTCAACAGAAGTAGACTTTCAAATCTATCTTGCAAAATATGCAGCCATTACTGGTGAAATTGCACCAGCTGGTTTTCAAAGATACTATGATAGAGTTTATGAAGAAATAAAATCTAGATTTGAAAGCATTAAAGAAACTGTAATATGCCGTACAACATCAGACAAATGGTTTGAGCAATTTGATGGTGAAAAATTAGATTGGATTTACGTTGATGGCGATCATTCATACGAAGGTTGTTTAAAAGATTTAAATAATGCAATGAAAATAGTTAAACCTGGTGGAAAAATATTAGGTGATGATTATGGTTGGCCAAAAAAAGATGATGACGACGAATCTATATATCATAAGCCTGGTGTAACAAAGGCAGTAGATACATTTATAAATAATAATAACTTAACCAAGCACATATTTAGACATGGGCAAACACAATTCGAGATTCGAGTATGAAAAGATACACAGTTACTTACGAAGTAGACGGTCCTGATATTCCAAAAATAGCTCATGAAATTGCTATTGGTCAGAGCATAGGAAATCCTAACATTAGATCTGAAATAGAAAATGCTACAAACGTAAAAGAATATATAGCGCAGGTTGTAAGTGTAAAGAAAAATATTGTTACTATAGAGTTTCCTCTTGGTGCATTTGATTGGCCAAATATTAATCAATTGATGTGCATTATAATGGGCGGTCATACCGATATTTTAGGTATTGACAAATGCAGAGTAATAGATATAAAAGTTCCAATTAAACATACACCACCTGTTTTAGGTATGAGTGGATGGAAGAAAAGATTAGGTGCAGAAAAAAGACCATTATTTGGTGCTATTGTTAAACCTAAGTCTGGTCTAAATAAAGAACAACTATTATCTTTAGTTAAAGACATGATATACGGTGGCGCTGACTTTATTAAAGAAGATGAGATTATGGCAAATAATTCTTATTTACCTTTGGAAACAAGAGTTGAAGCCATTGAGCACTTAAAACAAATATCTGGTTGGAAAGGCTTTTATGCATATTGCATTAATGCAGATCCTTTAGAATTAGTAGATAACTGTGCTGCAGTAAAGATGGGTAGTAACAGTGAAGCTTCGGTCGGTGGAGTACACATTAATTTTTGGTCAGGTTTAGGTGCTTATACAACTGCAAGAAAATACAATTTAGCAACACACTATCAAAGATCAGGTATACGTATTTTAACTGATCCAGGTAATAGGTATTCGTTATCTTGGCCAGTTCTAGTAAAACTTGGCTGCATGGCAGGCATTGATAGTATGCATGTTGGTATGCTAGGCGGATATTATCCGGAAGGCGAAAGTGAAACAGAAACACTTGAAGCAATTAAGATCTGTGCTAAGTATAATGTTATACCGTCATTAAGTTGTGGTATGAATCCTGTACTTGCAAGAGAAATTAAAGAACGAATTGGAAATAATTGGATGGGATCAGTCGGTGGCTGGTTACATACAGGTGACGGTACTAAAGGTAACACTTTGTACCATAAAGTGAAAGAAATGAGTGAGGCGATGTTATAATGAAAGTGATACTACCTATGGCTGGAAACGGCCAAAGATTTTTTGATGATGGATATGATTTACCAAAACCTTTAATTGATATTAAAGGAAAGCCAATGTTTAAGCGTGTAGTGGATAATCTACATCTTAATGGAAACGTACAATTAACTTGCATTGTAAGACAAGATCATGTTGATAATTACGATATTGATAAAAGAATAAAAGAACATTATAAAGATGCTAATATATTAGTGTCTCCAGGCCCCACAGAAGGAGCTGCATCTACTGTAAGATTAGCAACTTCTATGTTTGGTGGCGAAGCTATGATAGTTGCAAACTGTGATCAACTTATGGATTGGGATTCTAAAAAGTTTTATAAAATGATTGAACTCAGTTTATATCCTGGTGGACTCATACCAGTTTTTATAACAGATCCTAGTCATATTAATCCAATTCACAGTTATTGTGATGTTGATGCTTATGATAATTTACTTCAACTTAGAGAAAAAGAAATAATTAGTAATCTTGCTACAGTTGGTGTTTATTATTTTGGTGATGAAGTTAAATGGATTAAAGCGCATGAAAAACAAATGGATGCCAATGATAGAACTAATGATGAATTTTACTTAGCGCCTACATATAACTATTTAGAAGAAAATGTTGGAGTGTTTCGTGTAAAGAAAATGATAGGTATGGGAACTCCAGAAGAATTAAACAATTTAAAAAATAGTGAATATTGGGATAAACTTGAGGATTTATAATGAAAATAGCAGTTTGCATTTCTGGCATTGCCAGAGGTAACGTAAAGCATAATATTGGTAGAATAAAAGAAGCCTTTGGCGATAAAGCAGATATATTTACTGCGTCGTGGAAAGAACATAAAAATGATTACAGCGAACAATACGGCGCTGAATATTATGACGAGCCTACCCTACATTACAATTCTTGGAAAGATTGTGTAACTGATAATCCTCATCCAAAATATAAATTATATAAGCAAGCATTCATAAACCAAGATGGTCCTGCATTTTTTTTAGCTCAACGAAAAAAATTAATGAATGCAACTAAACAACTTATTGCACACGCCTATCAATTACCTAACATACCTCAAGAATATGATATGATTATAAGATTAAGATGGGATAGTGTAGTGTCTACAAAATTAGATTTTACTAAATACCTAGAACAATCGTATGATGGCAATATGGCTGTAGGATTTGCTATTCGTGGTGGTAGACATGCAAAGCTTGATATATTTAAAGATATTGATCATGTTTATTGTGATGATAATACTGATCAAATGTGGAGTAGAGATTGGTGTTATTGGCTTAATGACAATATGATATTTCATCCTAGGAAACTATATGATTGCGAAAAAGTTTTACAATATCATGAAGAAAAGAAACTGTGGCCTGCTGAATATGGTTGGTATCAAATGTTAAGTAATGCAGACGACCATCATGGAGTATATGGTGGTGCTGTCATAGAAAAATTCTGGCGATAACATGCTCTCTACGTTAATGCAAAGGTATAAGTCAAACCGACAAAAGCATGCTTTGTTCTATGAAAAAGAATTATTTGAACATCGCAATAAACCTTTAAACATATTACAAATTGGAATTGGTACGAGTATATCAGTCTGGCACAAATATTTGTCTTATTCGAATATCTATTGTATCGACGAATTCAACAATTTACAACCTAATAAATACAAATACCTGGAAGAGAAAAGAATATTCTGGTCAAGGTGCGATATAAACGATCAAAAAAGTATTAATGATGTTATGATAAATACATGGAATAAACCTAGATTTAATTTTATAATAGACAACGAAACATCTAGATATCAATATTTAAGAAGATATTGTATTGGAAAATACTATATCGAAACCAGTGACGGCGTAGAGGTAAAGAAATGAAAGCATTTGCAATAGTTGTACCAGATAATAAAATATCAATGTCTGGATTTAATGAACTTAAAGAAAGCTATGAGAAATACGGTTATGAAGACGGTATTGAAATGCATGAAGCAATTGAACTTAATAAAGTAGAAGGATACTGTGGTGGTAATGGATTAGTTTGGAATTATCCATGGGAAGGCCAACACTTAGATATGAAAAGTGGTATGTTGAAGTCTGCATATCAAACTACAGATAAAAGAAAGCGTATGTCATGTTTTTTAAGTCATTGGTATTTGTGGCGAAAATGCCAAAATCTTAATGAAACTATATTAATTCTTGAACACGATTCAAGGTTAATAAAAAGATTACCAGCAGACAGCACATTTGAGAAATCTAATTTCGATATCATAGGAATAAACGATCCATCGATGGCTACTAGAAAATCTAAAATATATCATGATAAAATCTTAGAAAAAATTGATTTCTTTCAACAAGTTCCAAGGATTGACGAATACAATATTCCACAAGGATTAGCTGGCAATTCGGCATATGTAATAAAACCAGCTGGCGCAGAACAAATGGTTAATTTGACACAAGAATACGGTATGTGGCCAAACGACGCGTTAATGTGTTATCAATTAGTTCCTAAGCTTGGAGTAACACGTAATTTCTACACAAGAATACAAGGATTGAGGTCAACAACAACACTATGAAAATGTATGTAATAACAATAATGGAAAATGAAAGATCAGTGCAAGTTGCTGATAGATGTGTAAAGAGTGGTTTAGTATTTGGTTATAAAATAAACAAACATAAAGCATATACTCCACAAAACTGTGATGTATATGAAGAGTTAAAGAAACTTAAATATCCTTCTGCAGCATTTAATGAAATATATAGTAGACCAGAAAATTGTATAGCAGGTTTTTTAAGTCATCATAGTTTATGGAAAAAGTGTGTCAGATCTAAAGAGCCTATAGTTATATTTGAACATGACGCAGTGCTAGTAGGAGACATTCCACAAATGATGATGTTTGATATCCTAAACTTAGGTAAACCATCATACGGTAAATTTAATACACCGTCATTCATAGGTTATGGTTCATTAGTATCAAAACCATACTTTCCAGGTGCACACGCATATAGATTAACACCAAAAGGCGCACAACAACTAATCGATGAATGTGCGTTTTCTGCAGGTCCAACAGACATATACATTCATTCAAGTAAGTTTACACTAGGTGAATACTATCCATGGCCAGCAGAAGCCAGAGACAGTTTTACTACAATACAACAAAAACAAGGATGCTACGCAAAACATAATTATGGCGAAACCTATGAAATTATATAATAAAGCATTCTTAACTGGATGCGATAAAAGCCATGAGTGGATTTTACCATGGTTTTTAAAGAATTTAAAAAAACATACTAAAGTTCCAATAGTCTTTGCTAACTTTGGTATTAGCGAGTTAAGTTTAAAGATTGTGCGTGAGAATGTTCACGCTGTGCTAGATTTGTCAAAAGTTGATGAGTCTGGTTGGTTTAAGAAACCATTGTCAATGTATAAATGTCCAGCTAAAAAGACAGTGTGGTTAGATACTGATTGTGAAGTAAAAGATAATATCGATGGCATATTTGATCTAATAGAACCTAATAAACTGGCAATGGTTGAAGATAAACCGTGGACTACAAGACGTGGACACCTTTGGCATAATTCAGGAGTTGTAGGATTTATAGATAAACCTATAATATTAAGTAGATGGGTAGAAGCAATTAAAAAGAATAAAGATCAAGCAGGTGATCAGGAAGTTTTGGATAAACTATTAACTCCTATTACTAAAATTGGTGCAATAACCGATTTGCCTAACGAATACAATGTGTTAAGATTACAGGTAGAGAATGATGGATATGTGGGGAAAACTAGAATTATGCATTGGACTGGTGCAAAAGGTAAAGCTAAAATTAGGAGTATGTTATGAGTAAAGTAGTTCACATTATAGGAAATGGTGATCAATCCAGTTTGTATTTTAAAGAGCAAAGAGTTGGAATGAAATTAACATGCAATATTCCACCATGGCCAGTTCCTGGCGCATATGGTACTATCATGGTAGATTTTAAAATGATGAGAGCTTTGCATGAAGGATCATTAACTATTCCTGGTGATTGGATTTTAGGCATGAGACCTAAGATTTGGATGGATCAACAACCTACTTTTTACGTAAAACATTCACATCAAGTAAAAGAATTCTATACTGAACTTCCAAAATACGTATCAAACTACACAGATTTTAATTGCGGTCATATGGCTGTACATTATGCATCAAAGAAAATTAAAGCAGATGAAGTACATTTATATGGATTCGATTCACTTTTTGATTTTAACTTAAGAAGTTGTTCTGATTTTTATCTTAATTCTGATAGAGGCAATATGAACAGCCACAGACTGGCTAACAATTGGAGACCAGTGTGGGAAAATATGTTTAAAGAATTCCCTAACACTAAATTCGTATTACATCACGTTCATAACGCACTTAAAGTCAAAGTAGCAGATAATGTACATATTGTAACGTATGACTCTAAAACTAAAATGGACTAGTTAACATGTTCACAACAAACTTTAAAATAAGTGCATTTTTTAGTGTACATTCGTTAAAAAGTATGGTATAATATATATATTAAAATCAAAAAAGCGGAGAATATAATATGTCAAATACAAACACTTATTTCATGGATTCAGTAGAAGACTTTAACGAGCAAGCAGTAGATATTATTGAAGATTCTAATGTACTAACAGAAGCATTGTCTAGAGTTGAAAGTGTAAGATCATACTACTATAACTTTATAGATGCTGAACAAGCTGCTGAGGACGTAACTAACATGTGGCATGCGTAATGCAGCCATACGCTAATACGATTAAAGGTTTAGCACTAGGCATATTTGGAATGTTAGTGTTAACTTATTGCACTCCTGTACATGCAAACTCTCTAAAAAATCAAGAGGTTGCATGCATGGCTAAAAACATGTACTGGGAAGCTCGTAATCAATCTATTCAAGGTATGATTGCCGTAGGATACGTTACTATGAACAGAGTTCTAGATAAGAGATATCCAAACACAGTATGTTCTGTAGTGTATCAAGCGCAACATTCTAAATGGTGGTTAGAAACTCATGGTAAATGGCATCCTTTAAAAAACAGATGTCAATTTAGTTGGTACTGTGATGGTAAGAAAGATATAATACCATCACAAGATAAAGACTTGTATGAATACATTATAGGAATTGCAGCCAAAATATATTATGGATATAATTCAATATTAGTATTTGATTTTACTAGAGGTGCTACTCACTATCATGCAGATTATGTGTATCCATCATGGGCAGAAAAGAAAACACAAACTGTCACTATTGGTAAACATATATTCTATAGATGGGAAAAATAAATGACAACTGATTCTGAATTAGACACAGCTAAATTTATTGTTAAGCAACACGGCAATAAAATAAAACCAGGTGAACTACACGAAAATAATCAAGCAGTCATTGACTGGATTAATAACGCAAAACAAATAGTAAAGGACAACGATAGTGAAAGAGTTAAGAGAAAAACTAATGCAGAAAATAAGACTAAGTGATGATGATTTAAAATCTGTGGTTGTTCATGAGGCGCACAAAAAACCAACTATATCTTATAAGTTCAATGAAAACGTGTATGTTGAAGAGTTAATGGATGTTATTGATAAAACTTATAAAGGTCATTATTCTAGAGAACAGTTTCAAGCAACTGAATTCATTATAGATGGCGGACATGGTGCTGGATTTTGTATTGGTAATATTATGAAATACGCTCAAAGATATGGTAAAAAAGGTAATACAGATGATGCTAGAAAAGATGTTATGAAAGTATTACATTATGCAGTTATGATGTTACATGTGCATGATATTGAACAATATGATAAATTTGCTGATATTGATACAAATAAAGAATACAAGTACGATACTGATTAATGTTACAAGATTTATTTAAAAAGTTTAAGACTACTAAACAACATCATTCTTACAGCAAGTTATATGAATCAGATTTTAAGCCAATACGACAAAATAAACTTAATATTTTAGAAGTAGGAATACTTCATGGTGAAAGCATAAGAGCGTGGTTAGAGTATTTCCCTGATGCTACGATTTATGCAATTGATACATTTGAAAGAAAGCATCCAGGTGCTATATCGGTGCTTAGAAATCCTTATGTTAATTATGCTAAATTAGATAGCACTAGTGCTGAATGCAAACAATATTTTAAAGATTTAGGTATTCAATTTGATTTTATTATTGATGACGGACAGCATACACCAGAAAGTCAACGTTTAACTTTTGAAAATCTTATTGAGTTCACGAACAATTATTATATTGAAGATGTGTGGAATTTAGATGATGATGGAATGCAAGCAGTCTTTGTTGCTGATCAAATAACAAAGAATGACGATTTTACAATAGAAAAATGGAATGCTCTTATTCAGTCTATCAGTAAATACAATGTTACTCATCATGATTATAGGGAAGAAAACAAACCTGATAGCTACATTATTAAAATTGTAAAGTAAAATTTATATAAATAATGTTATAACGTTCACCCGTAAGGGCGGAAGTAAGCAATCGCTGAAGGAACGCACTCTAACCAATAACTAGGGGAGGGTGACTCATGACTTACACATACAGACCATTTCAATGGAAGATGTTTGTTCGAGCTCGTAGACGCGCTTTAGTTCATAAGATACTGAACTATCGTTTGCAACTGCGTATAGCTTAATAAACTTTAGTTTTTTCGTTGATGCGCTTAGGTACGCATATCGCTGTATATGATAGGAACTTAGGCGCATCTTCTCTTGCTGTCTTATTAGGAACACCTGGTTGATTATTTAATCTTTCAGCAAAGTACTTACATTGATTAATGTCAGCAAAATACATGTCTTGACTTTCTATACGAGAACCTAAATATACCATAAGTAGAAAAGCATGACTCATCTTTATTTCTTCTTTGAATGTTTAACGAGTTCTTGTTGAGAAAAACTAGCCATTGCTTGTTTTCGTAAAGTTTCAATGTCAGCAGCTTTAGAGAACTTAGTTTTCTCTCTCATAGTTAATTGCGCATTAAACTTATATTTTACAGGTTCAGGATCTTGTGACTGACTGACCATTGTTGTAATTGCTCTATATCCGTCACCTATAAAAATGAGTTTGCCATCTTTATATAATTTCCCTTTAGATGCAGTTGTTAGATCTAGTTTCATATTTTCATGTTTAAATATCATCTTTTCCACAGTCACATTTTTGGCATATATCGTTCATACATTCAGGACAGCCACTAGAATAACAATGGCATTTGTGTCCACAATAACTACATTCTCTTTCTTCTCCAACATTAGATTCACCTAACATATTATCTCTCCTATTTTACTGCTTCATTTAAACTATCTATAACGCTTCCAATATTTGGTACAGAACCGTAAGGATTATATTTACATTTATACTGTCGTGGACATCTGTTTTCAATTGCCATTTCGTATGTTTTATTTTGCCCTTGGTATATACAAACTTCTTCACCAGATTTAGTTTTAACACGCTTCTTAAGTCTGCATGTAACCATTCTTGGTAGGATTATATCGCCTTTTCGTATCTTCTGTTGACGAGTGTAGTCTTTTTTCTTTCCAATTTGTTTAGCACCAGCATGAGCATTTTCCATCATGATACCTACACTTGCTAATATAATTGATATAAAAACAATGTATAATAATGCGTAATCGCTTGATTTCATATTATACTGGTAACCTGGAATAGTAAATTGAACCAACCAATATACCAATAATTGCTACTATAGCAAGTGCAACTAAACCAATCATTTTTAAAGCATCCATAGTTTCTTTATGTTCTTTTGCTTTTTTTATTCGTAACTGTCTTTCGTGCTCTTTTTGTTCTTGGATTCGTCTTGCTCGTTCTTCTAGAATCTCTTTCCAGGTATCTGGACCAAATCTCATGTTTATCATCATTGAAACTTCTTGCAGCTTTTCGGCAGCAATCTTTGCGTCAATAGTCTCGCTTGCAATGTGGCTCGTGTCAAACTGTTCTCTAACACCTAGACCTCTTTTACCACTTTTTTTATTGACTTCTTGGTGTCCTCTTAATAAACCATCAATTGCACTACCAATTTCACCTATGTCTTTACATGTATCAATATTTGATTTAATAAAATCTACACTAGATTTTACTAATGCAATACCAGCCATTATTTCCATTATAGGCATAGTGTGTAACTCCTCTTTTTCATAACTATTTATAATAAAAAGGTAAAAAAAAGGTAAAAAAAAGGTGTACATTTGCTTAAAAGTATGGTATAATATATACTATATAACAATGAAAAGGAACGAAAGATATTCTGGACCCGGGGGCGGTACCCGGCAACTCCACCAAAATTTATGGGGTTGAAATAGGATCGACAGATATGAAATAGTGAATTGGAGTTATCCGGATGTAAGCACGGTTATCGCGAACGCAAACTATAATTGTAAATGACAATTATGTATCTCAAGAGTTAGCTATAGCAGCTTAATTCTTATGCGCCCGGAGGAGCGTGGAAACAGAATCCTCCACAGATTTCCTAGGTAAGTGTATGTTGCAACATCTCTTACATAAAACTAGGATTCGCGTGTACATTCTACGGAATGTGGCGACGTGGGTTGGCTGTCAAGAATGATAAGGCAGATTCGAAGTAAGTACGTATAGTACCCACATGATAGGCGGGCTGGAAGCACGAGAGAACTAAAATAGTCTATTAAAAAGTGTGATGACTTAACACATCCGCGTGGAGGAATTGTTACCTCCACAACCCATATAGGAGATAAGAATGTTTTATGATAATATTGAAAAACTAGAAAAGATCGAAAAGACTGTTTGTGAGAATCTTATGGTTGCGGCTGTTAGTTCAGCAACCACTGAGAAAGAATTGCTTAATATAGCACATAACTATAGAGCAGATATGGCAATAATGGTCGGTGTTCTTAGAGAATACAAAGAATTATTGTTACCTCCACAACCCGTATAGGAGATAAAAACATGTGGCACAAAGTAATAGAACACACAGATTTAATGACTCGCAATATTGAAAGGAAGAAAATTATGACACCGAATCCACACTATGTTAATATGTTAATTAATCTTAGTATTCTTGGTATGTTAATTTACGTAGCAATACAAGTATCTTAATGATTTTTGTTTATATTTACATTATATATTTTATATTAGCAACTATTGGTGCAACTCTAGGGCTGCATCGTTATTGGGCGCACAACAAAGGAAAAAGATCAGCATGGTTTGAATGGTTGTCTTTGACTTGTGCATTATGTATTGGTGTATATAAACCATTAGGCTGGATTGGAATACACAGATTACATCACAAATATTCTGATACATCTAATGATCCGCATTCTTCTAAATATCAAGGAGCTTGGAACGTTCTTTTATCACAATGGAATAAACCTGTGCCTTTATCATTAATAAGAGATATGATGAAAAATAAAAGAATTAAATTCTTTCAACGATATGGTAAGTATTTAATATGGCCAATAATAATTTTTTCACCAATTACTATACTGCTAGGATACGCAGGAATAGGAATACTAAATCATTTTGGACATGAAGAAGGTAAACCAATGAATAGATGGTTTATAAACATACTTGCGCCGTTTGAAGGAAATCACAGAGATCATCACAAACCCAGGTCTACCAATATCTTTTATAGATTAAAATTATAGTGATTATAACAGATCTAACACAAGATGATACTCACTTTGATAGCTTTCTAAAATTAGTAAAAGAAGCTTATACTACTAATTTTACACTAAGTAATAATTATAAAAATATATTAGATACTTATAATAATTACAAAGCTTTTATATTATTGTTAGACGACAATGAACCTGTAGCGTTTTGTGGTTTACAACATTTTGATACCAATAGTATAAGAACTTATTCTAGGTATTACCTATCACGTAAGTATAGATTTTATAATAATACGTTCTTACATACAAGTAAATATATTATGCCTTGGTCAATACAATATGCAGAAGATAACAATTATTCTTATCTTTTTACATCATTTCAATCTAACTTAAAAAGAAAAAGAATTGCAAATGTGTTGTGTGATCACGCTAATAAATATACTAGTAAAGACTGGGTAGTACTTGACAATTTGCACAACACATGTAAAAACAATATTGATAAACCGCAGTGTTGGCAGTATATAATAAGATGCACGTTAAAAGGAGACGGTGAATGGAATTTAATATATCAACAACATTAAATAATAATACGATAAACGATCTATCAAATGGTAAGATTGATTTGTGTATTTTAAGTGATGTTGATAAAGATACAGTTAAACAGTTTGGAGAGTTGCTAGAACAAGATCTGACTGGAATGAAAGAAATTACTGTAGGTAACGACGACATAAAGTTTAACTTACAGAAAATTGAAATGGGTTGGCATAGTGATGGTTCTCATTTAAATGTTACACCTAAGTTTGGTGGACTATATGGCGTAGAAATAGAAGAAGGATCAAGTCCTACATATTTCTGTAATATGAAAAGTGTATGGAAAGATCTACCATTATCTCTTAAAGAAAAAATAAAGAATGAAAGTGAAGTAACATTTTCAGTACAAAACTATTACGATAAAGCAGTATGGCCATTCCTTAATTTCGACTCAGAAAAACAAGAGGAAACGTATTTAAGGTTTGCGAAAGCGAAAAAAAGTCTGTATCATAACGACGAGTTTGGTGAGTATCTTTTTTATAGTCCTTTCTATTCACCTGTTGAATATTTAGATAACGACATATTCCAAGAAAAACACATACATACTCACCATTGGAAAGATAGAGATCTTGTTGTGTGGAATAACTATACAACATCGCATAAAAGAGATGACACACCACAAGATATCACAAGAAGACTTGTACGATATGCAATTAACGCACATTAAATTAAGTGAATTTGTAACACAAGAAGAAAGACTTGAATTACTTGTCACTGCTTATAATACAAAAGACTGGATAGTACATAAGTCAAGTGTATCTGGTGAAATCAGTGCGTTACATTTTATTCGTATTCAGAAGAAATTTTTTGATAGAGATTGTCTTCTTATGATGATGAAACCTCATACAATACAAGACTGGCATTCTGATAAGCCTGGTCGAGATACTGTGTGTATATATCCATTAACTGATAATTACGCACCATGTGAGATGGAACCTGATATCTTTATTAATACACCTGCGTTAATTAATACACAGATGAGACATCGCGTTGTAAATAATGATCAGATGCGAATTAATCTACAAATACCGTTTAATGAATCACTAGAAGAAGTGTGTGTAAATTATGATTTTACACGATAAAACAATAAGAAATAATCTATCAGAATCTGAATGTCACGAAAAGATGTTATCAGATGAAGACATCGAAAAGATATGGAAACTTGCGTTCAGTGGTGGTAAGGTAAGAAAGAATAAACTTGGAAATATTTTCATCACTGGTGATGTTGTAAATCAAGCGTATGATATTGTACGAGATAAAATACTTGTACGTGGTGAACTATATGGTGGAAATTTTTTTATCACATCACATCCTTATGGTCTTCACCTTGACAGTTTTAATTATGTAGATGTAAAAGATGACAACACTACGGTGTATAAGAATGTTTTAATTCCGTTATGGATAGGTGGTAGCGATATTGGTGATCATCTCACATTCTTTGAACAAAGACTCATTGACTACGGTTCCGCTTTTAATTATGGTGGAAGTACATCATATAAAGAGTCAAAGTATCAAGTGTATGATGATTATTCTTCTCTACAGTTTGTTGATCGAAATGGAAAAGATATTGATAAGAAACACAATTCATCAGTATTTAATAGACATGATAAAGATAAATATTTACAGAATATAGAACATACTCGACTTACAGGAATGTCAATTGAAAACGCTTTTGAATGGAAACCTCGAGATATTATCATATTCGATTCAGTACAGATACACGCAAGTAATAGAACACAATGGTCAAATAAAATGGGATTGTTACTTAAATTTGGAGTAGAGATATGAATTGTTTTCACATTGATTATAAAATTGATAAAGAAAAGTATCGTAAAATGTTTTGGGATCGTTATACAGAAGGTAAGTGGTATGAATTTAAAAACCAACGTATGTGTTGGTGGAAAGTATATGGTATTGAAAAACTTGTAGAAGATGTTGCGAAAGATTTAAACATACACGGTATGAATAACTTTCCACGTTTCGCATATCTTTTTCAGAATAATAATATTGAATCTCATGTAGATGAAGATCATATGACAAGTATTATGATTAATCTTAATAGTGATTACACTCCAACAATGCACGTTGAAGGAATACCCATTCAGTATGAATGTCTCTTATTTGAAAATGGTGAACTCTTTCATACAGTAGAACCAAGACCTGTTAATACTCTTATGTTAAAGTTCTGTATACGACATCCATGGAGTGAAGTATACAATCGACTTGATTCACTCGGTTACATTGTGTAAATCTCATATCTTACATATTCTCATTTCTTCGCCACCTACAATACGCGTTAAAGAAGTTCATATTGAACCATAATAACATACCACTCATAAACGGATACCATATCATCATCTTATAACATATAAACATCATACATGAAGTGATCCCAATCATGATATGATCTCTTGTTTCCAACGTTCTATTCACTGAAATCATCTTTAATCTTCCTATTCATTATATTATGTTCATCAGGATTCTTTATTCTCCATTGTCGTTCCTTATATAAATCAATAACAATCAATGATACCATTAATAGAACCAAACATATCCCTACACCTAATACTATCATCACTATATTAATACGATCATCCATAAACATACTCCTATTGTTAACACATATAACATTATCCACCAACTCATACTTTATATTCTCCCCAATACTTCATACGATCATTCCAACATGTCCTATTTGTATCATGTTCTATCATTTTCTTTATATAATGACCATATTCCGTATGTATAAGTTCCCTCGTAGTCGTATTCATTACTCTCCTATAGACAGTCTTACCCTTATCAGGACTCTCATATATGTAATCACCCATTAACATCTCCTTATATGTACAATTATTTATATAACATGTAAACATACAAATCTACACATACTGTATGTAAATCTTATAAACTAGGTATAGAGGGAGGACGATCGGTGACCCTAGTGACCTCGGTAGAGCGCGCGATTTTTATCTCACCCACAAAAATAACACACGGTGGTTAACATGTTCTGTTCTTTTTCCTTTACATTCACGCGAATCTATGGTATAATAAAAGAGTATACGGGGAGAAGGGGATATACTTCACTCGACTCTGCATTGTATTACGATACTGTGATATATTTGTCACACACATTAATTAATATTCATTTAAGTGTAATTAGTGGTGTACATTCCTTTTAATCTATGGTATAATACTATTATATAATCAACCTAAAGGATATTACATGTATATACTATATTATTATGAATTACACGGAATCTATGAGACGTATAAGGAAGCTCAGGTTGAACGTACGAAGTTGATCAAAATGGGTCACGATAAGAACGCAATGTCAATTGAAACAAACTACTAATGGAGTACTATACTATGAAATATGTTACTGAATTAAATCTTACTAATGATATCATTCTCAGTTCATTCGCAGTTACTGAAGAAGAGTCTGTTAATGATGTGATCAACCAACTACCGTTAACTACTCATGAGAGAACGTATACGATATCAGATATCATGTCAATTGAATCATTTGAACTACCACATTTCTCAAAACAGTTTAAACAGTAAGAGTCGCTTCCCTCAGAGGACCGTGGAGGGTCGTCCAATATCTTAGATGTATGGTTATACATCTCCTATAGAGTACGGTCACTGTCGGTCTTCTCAGAGGTCCCTCAGATGATCGCAGAGACCCGAAGTGAACTACCGATGATAGATCATACCACAGTAATATAGGGGTCTATATTTCAAAAAGTTACACCCCCTATAACAGGCCACTAGTATACCTCGACTGTATACAGAGACAAAAGTTTTTTTCAGAATACTTTTGTTAT